CGCATATCGTACGTCTATTCCTTGTCTTCAGGGAGCTGGTCCCGAGTTTGAACGCCAGAAGAAAATTCTGGACGGCTACGGCATCACCTATCGAACCAACAACCGTCGGACGGTCAACCCTCACGGGGTCTCTGCTGTTATACGGCACTACTTGTCTGGGGTAGCGATCCACGCTATCGTGTCTTCCGGGATGGATTTATTCCTTCCCTGGGGGAGCGCGAGAGACTTTCAGATCGCCGTCCATGTGGCAAATGGTAACCCCCTCCGCGTGACCTTCTGGTGGCCCGACCAAGATCTTCTTGTTAACCAAGATTTTGTTCGCTTGGCGACCCTCGCCAAGGCTGTGGCCGATGCTCCCCCAAACGTGCACGTCACTCTTCTCCGAGGTGCCCCTCCTAGAATTCCACTCAGGAGTGGTACTTTCATTTGTGACGTGTACTACCATCAGAACCACTGGATCCGCCAGGCTCAAGGCCGCGTGTTCTTTTGGCTCGCTCACCGTTTCAACGGCGCGGCTGGCTCTTTGGACACGTACTGCTGGATCCGGACCGAGCGCGGCATCATCGCTTCTAGTGATCGCCAGAGTGTCGGGGACTACGGTCCCCATCCAGACACTCAAGTGCTCTTCGACTGTTCCGGAGTGCAAGCCACTATGGAAAGTCATTCCCTTCTGATGGTGACTGGTCGGCATGAACCTAAAGCTCCCGGTCTCCCTGAAGTATCCCGATCGTCGCAAGGCGATCATCTTTACGACGTGGCCCTCTGCCGAGAAATTCTCGGGCGGGCCTCGACTCGTACCCACGCTGCCTGGAACAGGTCACAAGTGGCCGACATGGTCACCAAAGGTCTCCGGGGCAAGGAACGGCTCATTGAGTTCCTAGCCCAGAACGGATTTGACCTCGTTCAGGGAACGATTCAAGAAGTCACTATCCAAGTCTCTCTCTTAGCCCCGTTAGAGGACAATGTGGCTTGGAAAATCGTTAAGACGATTTTCCCCCTGAACACTCGTTTGCAGCTGCGCAACAACTGGCGAAGTCAAATCGGCCAGGGAAATCCTTCCTGGTTGTCATTGGCGGGCGCTGCCCTCCAACGTCTGGTGGAAGATCACCCGGCTCTAGTTGGCGGCGCTGCATTGTTGTGTCTGGCGCTATTCGTCAAGAGGAAAAGAATGTCTTTCCTTCACGTCGAATGGGGATCAAATGTCCTGCGCCAAACCGCCGGAGATGTGGGCCGGAGTGCCCTTTCCTTTTGGTGGGCTCTCAAGCAGTGCTTAAAGCACTGGGCGAGAGCTGTGCAAACGCGTGCCCGTTCCAGCGTCGACCTTCGGCTCGTTCGACATTCGGCAGCCCGCTCACTGGCGTGGCTTAGCGAAGTCTCGAGTCGAATATCCTCTCGTCTGAGCGAAACGGCGACTGAGTTCGGCACGGTAACAACCGTCGCCCTTAGTCGATACGGAGTGCCTATGTCGGTGATACAACCACGTACTCTGTCCTTGGCTGCAATCGAGGAGTTTCTCAAAGGGATTCCTTGTTACTTGTGGTCTCACCGTTTTGCCGGAAATGTGGTCGGCGCCCTGTTTGGATTGGCTGAAGGCATTTGGCATGGTGACACCGTAGGTGTTACGGCTCAGCGGGTGGCGTTTCACGGCCTTTTAGGATCCTTTGGATTCTGGGGTCGCGTCGCCGTTCATTGGGCCTGGAACCGCATGGTGCCTATGTCTTTTGTTCCGCCGGCCGGCGGCGTGCCGGAGCTCCGTGATATGGAGCATGCAGGCCAGGAAGTCGATTACTCTAATCGACAGTCCGTTTCCAGCCTGGCCGGCGAAGGGCGGCCTAGAGTTGCCGTCCCCTTCGTCGTGCGAACGAGAGATCCGACTCCTGATCTCTCCGTGTCGTGGCGGCCCTTTGTGGCCTCCACTGAGAAACCGGGTGAATGGTGGCCTGGCATCTTGCCCAATGTCACCATTGAAGCCCCCTCCGGGACCGCCGACGTTCTAAAGTTCGTGGCGCAGTCCCGCCTTCTCACCGTCTTCAAGTCCAATTTTGAAATCGGCATGTGGCCTAGATTTGATGACGCCAAGCTCGTACGCGCGAGTGTCCAATTTGGTGATTTTGATTCCTTGGCGGATGCCTGGATGGAACACATCAAGACGGATGCGCCTCATAATTTGAAGCGCTATGAGCGAGAACGGCAGTTGTATAAGGAGGGGCAAGAGCCTGGCAAGCTTACTGTCACCGTGATGGTTAAGAAGGACGAGTTCCTGCTTCGCCATCACGCTGAAAGTGGACTCAACGAACATCGGCCCCGCGCCATTCTCACTGTCCCTTTTGCCTACATTTACCGCACTGGTCCGTACTTTTTTCACGCGGCCAATGTGTTGAAGAAGGCTTGGGACGGTGAGTTTGAGATCCAGGTTGGTCCTTGGCGTTACCGGCCCTATTATGGGGCTGGACGCACGGACCAGGAATTAAGCCTTTGGATGCGCAGAGCCAAGTCCGTTCCGAACGTTGTTCACCACGCTATGTGCGGTGATGACTCTCTCTTTGTTTACAATGACAAAGAATACGAGGGCGACTACGGACAATATGATTCCACTGCCAAGATCCAAGCCCAATCCGCGGTTCATCGGTTTTACGGGCTTCTTGGCCTGCCCCAATCGACTGTTGAGTTGAGCCTCCGTATCAAGAGGGCTCCCATCAGGATCGGCAAGGGCAACAAGACAGTAGGCAAGATCAAGCATCTCGCGCAATGTTACGCCTGTGGCGAAACGGGTGCATCGTTAAAGTGTGCTTGCGGGGCTCGTAGGGTCCCCGGGTGCTTTCAGGTAACTGGAAGTGCCGATACCACACTTGGTAATACGGTGCTGCAAGCCCTAGCCACAGTGAGAGCGCTTAACGAGATTGATGACCTCGCTGAGATGCCTGATTTTATGTCGGCTCTTGGGCTCAAGTTGGACTGGCTTGAGCCCGAGGTAGCCACGTTCCTTAAAGGAACGTGGGTACCCCATCCGGACGGTCCCACGTGGACCCCTCTCCCTTCTCGTCTTCTTAAACTTCAGTGCAAGAAGGATCCTCTAATGTATTCGAGGATTATCGCGAAGAAACTCGGGATCGCGAAGAAGAAGGTGACCCGCAAGACAGCTCTGTGCTTTCATCTGGCACGGATTGCCGAAAACTATCTAACTTTTGCCTTGTCGCCTAAGTTGGCGATGCTTTTCCGGAAGATTCGCTCATTCTGCCCGATGAGCGATATTCACGGGATCCGTGAAGCGCACCAAGTCAGAGGGGTTTTATCATGTGTTCTCCCTGGAGCTGACGAAATGTTCGAGCGAAGGTACCCTGGTTGGATAGACTTTGCAGATTGGCTGGAGTCGAATCTCATGACCATACCATGCAAAGTGGACCATCCATTTTGGCAAAACTTGATGATTGATTACACTACGCCGCCCGCTTAATTGAGTGAGGCGGAATGGCCTGGCATTAGAGGGGTTGGTGGCCAGGACGGGCTGCGTGAGGGGGATAATATCGCGTAGCCTGGGGAAGAAAAACACGGGTGGGAAAGAAAGTAAGATGACCAAATCGAAACGCAGACGACGCAGACGTCGACAACGAAGACGGAACGTAGCAAACGCTATGACTACCTCGCCCCACACGGATGCTCATGTGGTAGGCTTAGCCCATCGCATGCGGCATCTAGAGGCAAAGGAGTCTCGTGCTGAATTGCGCAGAGCTTGTGATGAGTTCTGTGACTCAATGTGCGCCACTCAGCCAACTCGCTCAATACCGTTTATTTTCCCCGGAAATAATCCGTATGATGCGATGACCGGCGAGCGCCGCACTTTTTGCTACGAGATAGCCTTCACCATGGCAGCTGGAGGCAACGGTGCATTGGCGATAGATCCGTTTAGCGCTTACACGCTGAATGGTTCGTCCTCTGCGCCTATAATCTACTCCACTTCGTCAACGACGATCCCGCAATATGGAACCGCTTTAGGCACTTTCAACGCGAGGGAGTGGGCCAATTCAGTCGCGGTCCCGACGAACGCAACTGACGACCAATACGCCTACTATCCCATGCATTGCGTCTTGATTATGACCCCAGCTTCAGCACCTCTCAATCGAGACGGAGTGGTCAAGACTTTGATCGCTCGCAACACGTCCGCATTGAACAAGGATTCTTCGGTGGCCTCCATGTACGATGGAACGGTCACCTCGCAGATGTTTAGCTTTGATAAGCCAATCATCTTGCACTGGTGGAACAACGCCGGGACCGTTGCTCCCCAAGTGTATAGCGCTTCTGCACGGTCGAATGCCCCAGCTGTGCGGCTGGGTGCTCAGCTTATCGGGTGCACCACCAATCTCACCGTAAGGTTTGAGGTCTGGGTAGATGGCTTTGTCATCGGATCTCGTATCATTGGATCAGACGAACCGCTAGTGCGTCAGCATTTGTGGCGATGTTTGGTCCATGCTATGGGTCAGGTGGAACGAGCCTACAAGCCCAATGGAGACGTGTACCAGCACGGTAGGACTGAACCCTATCGATCGCTTAAGAAGATCACTAGCGAATACCTTCGGACTAACTTGTCTCTCGACAAAATAGTCTCAATGGGCGCTAAGTTATTGCTTTAACTTACCCATCCACACATCCCAACTTGGGAGCTTCAAATAAGGCTCCT